CGGAGCTAATCTGATCGAAGCCAATATGTCCGGGGCATATTTGTTCGGAGCCAATATGAGCGGCGCTAATCTGAGAGGCGCCGATCTAGGCGGGGCTGATATGGGCGGCGCTAATCTGGCCGGGGCTCATCTTGTAAAAACCAATCTGAACGAAGCTGATTTGTTCGGAGCCAATTTGATCGGAGCCATCTTTCATGGGCCAGATGGGATATACACCATTGAGTGGTAACAAAATTCAAAAAGGAAGGCAATAGTGAGAGTAGTAGCGAATGATTTGGACTCGATGCGGAAATTCATCAATCATCGAGAGGATGGGTGCTGGATTTGGAGCCGAACGAACGCGAGCGGAGAAGAGCCTCGAATCTGCTATAGGGGCACGTGGATGCTTCCGCGGCGTTGCGTATGGCTTGCGACAGGACATGAAATACTCCCCTACCACCAGGTCGCCAGCAATTGCGGAACAACCGACTGTGTGAATCCGGATCACGCCATTGTCAGGGCCTCGCCGTCCAAAAGGAAACAGATCGCGGTAAAGGACCGAGGCGCAGAGGTCGAAAGCGAAGAGGAAAAGAATCTTTACCGATTAGCAACGCAAAAAGGGTGGACATGAGATGCTAACCGCAGAACAACGGAAGGAACGCTCGGAGGCGATCTACGGGTCAGACATGCCAGGGATTATAATGGACGGCAGTGACCGGGCGCTGATTATCGCCGAGAAAGCAGGGATTATCCAGCCTAGGGATTTTTCTGGCGATCTAGCAATAGAGGCAGGCAATCGATTAGAAAGAGTCATGATTGAATGGGCGGCCGAGTTTTGGAACGAGGATGTTATTGAGTCGAATGAGACGTATGAATGTGATCATTTTAATGCTCTGAAAGGGCACCCCGATGGTCTTTTTTGCCAGTCACGTGCTGGCCTGGAAATAAAGGTCGTCGGAGCCGGGATGGCTGGATCATGGGGCACGTCGGGCACCAACAGAGTTCCGATGAGCGTTTACATCCAGTGCCAGTCCTATATGGCGATCGTCGGCCTGGACAAATGGAGGGTGTTCGCACTCATCAACTCGACCGATCCTCGTTGGTTCGAGCTAGAGAAGGACGACGATTCACAGGCGATCATTCTGGACGAGGCGCAAGAGGCATGGAAAGAGGTTTTACTGGCCAAAAAAGGGTTGCTCGACCCGATGCAATGCGTAGATTTCAACTCCACTCGAGCCCAGAAACAAATACACCAGGCGTACGGAAAGCTATCTGAAAATTCACAGGAAATCGCCTACCTAGACCCTGAATTTATAGCGCTGAACGAGCGCAGAAAGGAGGTCACGAAACTAAAAACAGACGCAGATAAAGAGCTGAGAGCAATCAAAGCGAAGTTTGAATTGGCGATGAAAGGCGCTAAAAATGGGGTATGTGGAAACGTTTTCGAGGTCATCAAAAGCATGGTTTCAGTAAAGCCGTCCAACGGCTACGAATATACCAAAACAACGTTTAAGGACATCAAAACATGAGTGAAGAACGAGGTTTAATACAATCGGTTAAAGACACGCCCAGAGCCGAGATCGCGGTTATCGAGGCGCAGTGGACCATGGCCGCGATGCGACCGAGAGACATCGATAATGCGCGGGCTGCAATACTGGAGGCGGCCAAGCGGCTTCGATTCGCCGAGTCCGCGCACTTCCTGTACAAGCGCTCAGGAAAGGAAATCAAAGGCGTGACGATCCGAGCCGCCGAGGAGATGGTGCGAAATTGGGGCAACCTTGATTTCGGATTCAGAATCCTATCACAGGGATCGGATGAGACCGAGGGCGAGGCTTTCTGCATCGACATGCAGTGCAACTCAAGGCAGTCGCGAAGGTTCATCGTTTCTCACATCCGGAACACCAAGCGCGGATCATATCGCGTTACCGACCAGCGCGATATCTCGGAGATGGTCGCCAATCGGGCGCAGCGGCTCGTGCGCGCGTGCATCACCTCGATGATCCCTGCAGACATCATCGAGGAATTCGATGAGGCATGCGAGGCGACCATCCGGGACACGCTTGGCACCATCGGTGAAGCAAGGACTCGTATGATTTCTGCTTTTGAACCAATGGGCATAGAGCGCAAACATCTCTCTCGTTACCTTGGCAAAGAGACAGACGATGCCAACGCCTACGATATCCTACGCCTACGCCGCGTCTACACCTCGATCAAGGAAGGCATGACCAGCGCTGGCGAGTGGTTTGAAGGGGTTAGGGCCGACACTGAGGGGCAAGGACCAACCGCCGCTGAGAAGATGCAGGAGCGCGTACAGGCGCGCAAAGGCAAACGAACCAGTGTCACTATTGATGGGGAAGCCCAGAAGCCCACCGAATCCCTAGCGGACAAGGCGGCCATCAAACGCGCGACGGGGCCCGACAGCTTCACAGACAAGACCCCTCCTCCTAATGAGGATGAACAGCCACCGGAAGGCGATCTGACCACTGCGCAGACCACGCAAACGGACCCTGCCGCCAGGCGCTTCACGAGTAGCTTTGAGGAAATGGGAAAGGAAGCGGCCAAGGAACGGGCTGAAAAGGAACGGGCTGACAGGGACAAACCAAAACCTCGAGGTCCAGCCGTGCCGCCAGGCACAGTGCTTTCTGAGGGGGTGACTGCTACGACGGTCGGGCGTATCAAGGGTGCGTTTGAGCGAATCGGAATAACCAAAGAGCAGATCGAAAAGAAGATTGGAAAACCCCTAAACGAGATTAAACTGCAAGATGTAGAAGATCTACGAAGCGCGCAAAGGGCGATCAAATCAGGGAAAGATAATGCTGTTTCTCTTGGGTTTACCGACCCTAATGAGTCTTCCGATATACCGGACGCGCCCGCGCAGAGCTTCGAGGAGAGGATTCTTCAAAGGATCGAATCGGCAAATACGGTTGAAGAGATTACCACCGTCGAGGACGATATCAACGACGCGCCAGGACAAGAGATATCGGAGGATTCAAAAGACAATCTGTATGATAAAGTGCTAGAACGCTATCAAGCCATCTCTGGCCAGTAGGGCTGGGCAACAACTCGGGGGGAGAATCACTCCCCCCCCATCTCAATACCATTCCACCACCGAGAAGTAGACCTGCTTGCCCCGATTGCCAAGGGTCCCAGTGGCGTGCTGGACCCGAACAGTCGTCGAATTGAGAAGCCGGACGGATGGGGGGTCTACGTAGTCCGGAGTGTTCGATGAGGTTTGGTGCCACGACATGTCGGTTACCTGCGTCTTCGTGGTGTCGATGACAGCCGTTATCGTCACATCCACAGTTACCTGACCTGGATTAATGGCCGTGGTGTAGTTGCGGACGATCCGTACCCCTCTAATCTCCCCATCGAGCTTCGCCAACCTCGTCTCACTGCACGTCGCAGATTTTGCTGTGGTTGACTCGGAAGCGCGCGAACTCATCGCCGCATCCAGATTCGCCATTGCCGATTGCGTCACGTACTGAAGACGATCAAACCAAGCGGCCCGCTGTGCGCTCACGCGGTCTGTCAGTGTCTTGACAGATGGGAAAATATCGAATGACATGATTCAGGACCAAGTATAGGTTGAAAGATTACCGTCGACCCAGTTCATTGTGATCGTATCTGGATCTGTGGCTTCGAACACCCCCGGGGCAGGCATCCGCTTGTAAGCAATCACAGCGACTGACAATCGACCGCTCGAGTACGTGAAGGTTGCTTTTGCCTGGTCATCCGTCGGCGACTGGTACAAGATCTGCGTCACGTTCCCATCTGCATCGTACTGCACGTCAATGGTGCGCCAATGCGCCAGGTCCCCACCGGCGAGATGGATTGCTGCTGCGAACGTCGGAATGTTGTGATTCCGCCAAGCTTCGATGTCGTTCCACTTCGTTCTAGATCGTTTTGGAAGACGATAGTCAGGGGAAAGTGACAATGTTCAGCTCCAAGTGTACGTGTCGATGTAATCGCCCACGTAGCCGAACGTGCACGTCCCAGGAACCGTTAACAAATCCGATTGGCCAAGGTATTTGTGATAAACCTCTATCGAGGTAACTCTAGCCCCCGTCGTGTAGTTCCAGACCATGTAAATCTCGTTGTTCTGGTTGAACTTGGTGATTTTCCATCGGCGCGTAAGCGGGAATCCGTCAGCGTCGAACGTGGAGGCGATGAGATCCCATCCGATCTGGAATCCCCCCACCGAGGCAACGGCAATGAATAGCGTGTTCCACATACCCTCGCGGATCGCATCGAGATCTTGAGTCTTGGTGTGCGAGCGCTCCGGTGTCGTCCAATCGGGCGATATACTCATGTCGACCACTCCGTCGCGCGCAGAAGATCGGAACCATCAAATACCTCGTCCAACACCGATGGATCAAAGGCCTCCCACCCCGAGCCGACGTCGGACTCGTAGGTCGTTCGGTCGCGGTTGAGACCCGTGTACGTGATGGTGATTCTGATCTTGTATCCGCTTGCGGGCTCTTCGTAAACGCGCTGCGTCGGGAACTGGTCGGCATTGCGCGTCGTCGATGTCAAATTCCATCCAAGAACAATCATATCCGCACCAAGCCCGGCAGCGGCCCATGCGATCTGCTGGTGCTCTCGGATGTGGTCCAGATCATCGAACCTCCCCTCTTTTTGCCAGGGTATCGACCAGTTTGGCTTTACTTGTGCCATCGAACTATCCTGTCGCTGTCCATGTCACGGTTGCGCTGCCAGGCGAGGCGCCCACAAACACGTAGATCGTGAACTGTGTCGAGGTAACCTGGTCGTATGTCACAGTAACGGCTGTGCTGCTTTGCGCACTCACGGTGATGACCGGCGCAACAGAGAATGGATTGGCGAAGGCAACCACCGCAGAGTTCGTGACTGCCACCACCCCCTGTTCTGTCCTCGTCTCTTGAGACACAGAAAGCGTGATGGGGAACTGGATGGCTACCCCCGAGTTGTTATCGGTAACCGCATCGGACTCGACAATGCGCATGCGCGCGTACCGCGCTGTTGTCTCCTGCGTGCGCCCCGCGTTCGCTGTGAACGTGGGGTAAGCCGATTGCGTGGCAGTGTCAAGGTATTCCTCCCACACATTCAGCGAACCACTGATCGAGAACGACTCCACCCGAGCAGTCCATGCGAAATACCCCTTCAGGTCAGAGCCCGCGTCGAATTCATCCGAGGCAATCAATGATGTGGGTGTTGCATCCGAATAGGGCAGAATCCAATGATCGGGCTCTGTGTTCCAGGCCACATTAGCACCCCAGGTATCACCGAATTCCGGCGCCGCGAGCACCGGTTGTCCCGATACGAACGCGAACTGAAAGTTCGTCAAACTGACCTGCGTGTGATCGATATCGATAGACTGCTGAGAACCACCCCGGAAAACCGTGACATCGATTTCCGCAGTCGTCTCATTCGGGGAAAAGCCAACAGTGAAATCCCATCCGTCTGAAAGATCGTAGCGGCTGTCATGCGCGCGGATCGAGTAAATCTGCTTTCCCTCTGGCTGATTCGGTATCAAGATCGAATCGCCTCGGTAGGACCTGCTAATGATCGTGCGGGCATTCCATGGATCGGTTGATCCGGACGGTGCCCGGCGGATCTGGTATCCGGTTAGATCTTCATCAACGGCCTGGCCCCACGTCAACCACACGTACTGCCCTGCCTCGAACCCGCTCAGTGATGGAACGTTGCTGGGGTTGAGGAGCTTGCCTTGCAGTGTGATCGTGGCCGATGCCGGCTCTCCGACCGCCAGCGCCCCCACAATTGCGACCCGAACCGTATACAGCACACCCTGCTTGACGTTGTGTGAGACGAACGTGTGCGGGTTTCCGGCCCCAGAATGCGTAACGAAGCCCTCTTGGTCCACGTTCACGCCCTGGACGCGAACCCGATAACTATTCACGAAGGGCCATGAAACACCGTCCCAAGTGACGCGGATGGTGGAATACGTGCGACCGTTCTCGTCCGTGTAAGGTCGCTCAACAAGCTCGATCTCGTCCATCAAAGGAATTTCGAGCGGATTCGGCAACGCGGTGTCCGGCGATGCGGGTGCGCCGATTACTTCGTCGGAGTAAATACCGGCGTCGTACTCCTCCCATGTCTGGTTCCAAAGATGGCTCCCTGCCGGCACGCACGACAAAAGCCTTACATTTTTGTTCGTCAGGCCAATGCTGTTCGTCACTTCAAGGACATCCCCGGCGAGATCTTGAAGACCTTCTGCGCTAATCGTGTGCTGCCCGGTCAAATCAATGACGGTTAACCGGTTGATCCGCTCGATTGCCTCTCGCATTGCTTGCTCATGGGCTTGTATACCAGGCATCGATACAACGGAAAGTTTCCATGGGGCCGTGCCTAAATCAACCCCGCTGGTCTTCGCCTGAGCGCGCTTTGTGTCCCAGGGCGTAACTGTTGTGTCCGTGTATTCAACCTCTATAACAGTCGGGGCGTCGGCCTGACGTCCTTTCCGCAACCGCATGCTGTTAGCCAGGAAATCGTTGTTGTCCAACGCGCGCGTCACGCTTGCTGGCCTATCCGGAACGAGCACGATCGTATCGCCCACGAAGTTCACGAATACACCGGCATAGGTCTTTAGCAGATTGACGATGCTCTCACAGCTTTGCCGTGTCAGAATTGAGAATCCAATCTCCCGACGAGGCTGCCCACCCACGACCTCATCGTTCGCATCTGCGCACGTAGCAACCGAATCCCAATCAATCTTTCTCCCCCAGCCGTAGAGCTTCGATGAGATGAAATCGGCCAGAATCAATGACGGGTTTTTAGTGAATGACCAGTTCCCTTGATCGTTGATATCCGAACCGATACGTGGATCAAAGCATGGCAACCCGTCGAGGACCGCGGTGATAACGGGAACACCCTCTACCGCACGCGGCGGGACGCTCACGACGCTATTGCAGATGCCCATCGGCTCGGTCACGCCTGGCGATACAGGAACATCTGCTACTAGATTGTCCGCAAAACCATCCACCGCTGCCACCATTACAGGCTGGGGAGGTTGGCTCGTTGTCCCTGCCTGCGACTGCACACTTACCTGGGCTGGGACCGCCTCATCGTTGATCTGAACGGTAATACCCGAAAGACCGTACTTTCCTCCCACTCCCCACTGGCAATGGGCAATCAGTTGGCCGCCATATTCCACCCATGTCAGCACTTGAGCACCGATCCGCTGGTGGCCGTAGATAATCGGGATTGTATCTCCATCAGCCGCTACTTGCGCCTGCGCGCTGGCGGCAGAACGATTGCTTCGGTTAATGCTCGATGCCCGCGGCCGGTAGAAGTTCTCCGCGGTGAGCTGCGGTACGCCGTCGACGATGAGCTGACCGGTTTGCGGGTGAACGAATCTTGCCATTATCGCGCGCGCCGATTTACTTCAATGCGTTCTGTGCCCCACGAGATCTTCGTCCCAGATGGCGTGATCCAGTTCGCGAGCGGCGGGCCGGCAATCAATCTCGGGGCAGATCGCGACGTCATATCTTCCGTGATCATCTTGACGACGGCCCGGCGGGAGATGTCTGCCGAATCCAGGTATCCATCGAGCAGCTCAACGGCATCGCCGCGATCATAGTAGTAGATCGTTGCCGGGACACCCTCTACGCCCTGAGAACCCAGGAAAAGACCGGAAAGAGTACGATCCAGATTAGAGAACGTGATCTCAGCCGAACCTCCACCCGTCGAAGTGAACCGAGGTCCCCTGACCTCGAAGGGGAAGCTCATCCAGGAGAACCCACCCCACGAGACCGAGCCCTGCCCGGAATAGAGCCGTACTTCAGGCTCGTATGCCATGTAGAGCAGCCAGCGCTTGGCAGTGACCGGATCTGTGATCTTGCCCGACAGTCCCGCAGGCAGCGGCCTGGTCATTGCGGATTGCCCATCATGTCAACTTCGACGAAATATTTCCCAGATGGTGTCCAGCGCTCGTTGATGTTCTGAATGATCAAGTTGTACGTCACAGCCTGTGAATCCCCGGCGTACGTGAACTGCACAAACAACCCGGCGTTGGCCTGCGCGAACGAGATCAGTGCGTCATAGTCGGCTGACGTCAAGAAATGCTGGACACGAAACCGAACCAACGGTTTATCGTATGGCGAAGAACCCCGAACGACGCCAGACTCCATCACATCGAGCTGCACCCCTGAGTTGCGTTCGGGCTGTGTCGCGACGAGCTGCGGATAGGATGGATAGTCTGCCATTATGCAACCTCTCGTTGATCGCTGAGATTATCCGCGGCGCTGTTGAGATTCGCCGCCGCCTCATTGAGCGCAGCAGCGGCGGCCAGGCCGTCTGCTGCAGCTTGTAGCGCGGCTTCGTGCTCGCGGCGCGCCCTGGCTTCCTGCGCGTCAAACTGCTTGCTTGCCGTGGCCCTCGCGTCCTCCAGCAGGGATAACGTAGACTCGCGCTGCGCATCACGTCCGGATTGATCAAGCCCAAAGAAGCCGCTCGATAGCAAGCTGTTGATTTCACTCACGGCCGATTGGATACCGGCGGCCGAGGTGATCGTCCCAGACTCCAGCGATCCCAGCAATGATTGAGCTTGGGCCCTGTTCTCGCTAAACACCTCGGTTGCCGACAGACCGGACTGACGAATGCGCTTGATCGCCGAAGCACTGCCGGCGTTGGTGGCGGAGCGTGCGCGATCGATCCCGATGAGCGTCTGCGCGGTAACCTGCTCCAACGCTGCGACGGAGGAAGCCATTTGGTTGGTGGCTTCGATCGACCCATCGTAGGATTGGGCGAGTTCGATGAGTGATTGCGACTGCCGGGATTGTAGCTCCTCGACCGTCAACCCGAGTTCGGCAATCTGATCGCGGATTCTACCAACAGGGTCATCTTGATCGAGCACATCGTTCAGGAACTGAAGCGAACCGATTGCGCTCAGGAAGTTCTCGTCCGTCTCGTCCCAAACTTTCGCGATCTGCTGCGATGTTTCCCCCAGGTTGCGCAGTACCTCGATCGCTGCGACCACTTGAGGAACGAACTCACCGTCCGGAGAGAACGCGTCGAAAAGCTCATCCTCTATTCCGCCAATCGCGTCAAATATTGCGCTGAACCGAATCCTGATGTTCTCGGCAGGATCGAAGTTGGCCGCGTTGGTCTCGTTGGAAATCGACTGTGCCGCCGCCCGCGCCGCCTGCAATCGTTCTTCCTGTCCATCGACAAACCCCCCGATGGCATCATCCAGCGATGTCAGTGTATCGGCGAACGCGATTAGCTCAGGTGTCAACGAGCCCCCATCACGAGCCCCCACAATGTTGAGGCCCAGGGCGCCTTCCGATACGAACGTGCGCTGACCGAACCGGCCGCGCGAAGGCGCTCCCGCCACGCCAGCCTGCGTCGCAAAGGTAACCGACGGCTGGTTCTCGGAGTCGAACATACCGCCGATCAGACCGCCAGCGGCGGCCCCCAGAGCGGTCCCGAGCGGCCCCAGGAAACTCCCGGCAATCGCCCCGAGCGCGCCACCCACCGCGGCACCCGTGCCACCACCACCCACCAACGCGCCACCCACCGCACCCACGGAACCAGCCGCGCCAATCGAGGCGAGCTGATCGCCCGAGACCCCAAAGAGCGTTCCAGCCGATTGGACAAGCCCTAGTATCGAGCCCACTTGGTCAGGCGTGACAACCCCAGCCAGCGTAGCGATCGATGCTACCAAACCGGTTACCGCGACCGTTCGCTCTCGCGTTGTTTGCGCGGCTGCTTCCTCTTCCATCCGCAGCCGTTCTGTCGCCTGCTCTAGTATCAACGCTTGCGTCGCCTGCTCGGACAACAGATCGACCATAACCACCGTCTCTTTTTTGACCGCATCAAGTGGTTTTAGATAATCTGTGGCCGCTTTTGTCGAAGCATCCAGGCCTCTCGCTGCCTCCTCTCCCGCATCGGCCACTTCGATCTCCGCCGCAGCAACATCATTCAGCCCTGCCGCTGTCCGAATCATGGCTCCAAGTGTTCCTGTGAGCGCGCTCGTCAAATCATTTTTCAGGCCTTGAGCGAACTCCTTTACAGCACGAACGGCGCCCGTGATTGTTTCGATGATATCTCGGATGGTATCTAACAGCGAGGTCAGCGGCCCCACAACAACGAGCACAACCTGTTCCCCAAAGCCAGAGAACGTCCTGGTCAGCCGTTCCATCGCATCGTTGAACTCGGCGGCCGCCTTCACGTTCTCCTGCGTGAGCTGCACGCCCATCTCGCGAGCTGCCTCTCTCTGCTCATCGATCGCGTCAGTGCCCTGATTGATGATCTTCAGAACGTCTGTTCCAGAACGGCCGAAGATGTCGTAGGCGAGTTTCAGGCGACGAGACTGATTCTCAACGCCCTGCATTGCTTCGGAGACCGCATCAAACTGCTCGTCCGCAGACAACTCCGTGATCTGCTTGATGGGTATTTGGAGTTCTTCGAGAGCCTTTTTCGCGGCCCCACTGCCGGCTGCTGCTTCGGATATCCGAATCGTCGATGTCTCCAACGCCTTCTGGAAGGTCTTGAAATCGACCTCAGCCAGTGCAGTTACATGACGATACTCGGACAACGCTTCGACGCTGGCGCCGATCTTGTCCGAGAACTTGCCGATGGCATCAACTTGAGAGAGGGTGTCTGTGACGAAGCGGCCCGCGGCCCCCGTTGCAATCGCCGTTAGGATTGTACGATAGCCACCAAGCGCGCCGGTGAGATTCTTGACGCGGTTCCCCAGCCCCTCAACCGATCCTCCCGTTTTCTCCAGCGATGCGCGGGTCTGCTTCCCCCCGGTATCCTGCAGCTCAATCCTGAGAACTTCGGTCGTCATGGGGTGTCATTCTCTCGTTGTGGATCTTGCAGTATTCGAGTTCACAGATCAGAAGACCTTCGTGCAACTCTTTGGTGACCTCGATCCCATGCCATTTCGCCACAAGATCAATCGCTACGTAGTCGAACCCCCACACAATCCTATCCGAACGACGCACCTGCGTCATCGAAAGGGAGAACAGATACGCAATCTCCCTATTTTCCTCCAAAATCTCGAATAATTCAGGGCAATCTTCGCATGGATCTTTACTTTCTCGCGCCATCTTGCACAAGAAACAGTGTTCCTTCTGATCTTCCTGTATTTTTTTGCCTAGAACTAAATTCCTAACGAACCCTTGCAGATTTTTTTTTCGACTCCATCTGAGAAGAGTGCATAAGCCACTGTTTCAAGATTTGGTCTTGAAACCATAACTTGTTTAACGCCTTTCTCACATTATCTTCCGTGCAAGGAATTCTTTCTCCGCGACTATCCTCTACATCCCAATCGTGAAGCTTTTCAACGAATTCTTCCATGAGTAACTCGTCCTTTTCTTCTGGAGACAAACTATTGTCTTTTACCAATGTTGCTGAGCAAAGATTCCATTGGAAAATAGCGGGCACTCTTTTTGACTTCCCTCTCCCCTTCCGCGGAGGTTGGAAAAATACCTGAACTTCATATACTTCATCATCATCATCTAGTTGCACAGTCATTATGGTTTCGTCACTCCTGCGAGCTGGTTTCGTAGTGTTGCGGTAATGCTGTCGATCGACCCGTCCCTATAGCCGATGAAATTCAGAGGAAGGCGCCTCGATGTTGGTCCCGTTACCGTAGAGGATGTGGGTTCGAAAATCAGCTTCCCAACGAACAAATCGAGATACTCGTTATCTTGCGTTCCATCTCCAGTCCCTCGTTGCAAGATGATCTTGAGATCCGCCGGGGTTCCGCTGAGCGCGTCATCCAGTAACGTCGCGTCCGTGAAAAACGATGTCAATGTGCCGTTGACGTCAACAAACCCCTCCGGCGCATCAATGCGCAATCCCCCCGGCTGTATTGCCCGGATATCAGTCTCGACGTTATTGTTGAGTGTCAGCGTGATATCAGAAGCAACCCCGAGCGCTACGCCATCCTTCTCAATTGTCGCTCGCGCCATCGACATCGACCGATGCGTAGTAACAAGCGGCGACGCATCTGCGGGGGCCGCTGCGTAGGTCACCTGCTGCCCGATGATAGACCACGAGGCCGTCGCATAACCGGTTGATCCGAACGTGTAGGTAACCGATGCGATCTTGCCGCCCACGACCGTTTGATAGCGTCTAGGGCCGGCGAGCGAGGGGCCATTATCCAGCTCGAACTCGATTCCGACCGGGAGGTCGGATGGCGTGAACACGTGTTCATAGGGGCCGGTCCCTGAGGTCGTGACCGTGCCGATCGAGTGCTTGAGAAGAATCCCGATGTCCCCCGGCGCTAGCTCGTACTGTAGCGGCCCGGTAACGTCGATAGCATCTGCATCTGGACGTGAGCGCTGACGGTCTGATGTAATCGTCGTGGGTTGAATCAATGACTGGGTGGCTTGCGGCTCGAACGTAGAAACGCCTAGCCTTACCCCGCTGGCTGGCGTCACTGGTACGCCATATGCAGACTCTTCGTACACGGTCACATTGATTTGTGTGCCTTTCGCGACAGCCATTTTCTGGTCCTCAATTGCCTACATAGGGGTCTTTGACTCGCTCATCATACTGCGCGAGGAAGTTTACCGTGTATACTCTCAAACTCGCTTGGTCCTCGCTCGAAAGGAGCCAACCCTCGAAGCTCATATCCTGAGCAGGCTCAACCTCGTAACCAAGCGCTGTTTTTACATCTGCGATCGCTGCAGCAGGATTTAGATTCGAATAGATCTCAATGCGAATCGCAAGATTAGAGCGCCGAACCCCACCATCACCCATCACGATAATTTCTTCAGGTTCGCACGCCTCGAAAACAACATTGCACGTGGGGTCCTGGCAGGTTTTGAAATCGATCACCTTGGAACCATCGAACAGGGATAGGCCAAGGTTTGTCTGGTAGCCCCCGCTTATCGAAATCTCCTCCAGCCTGCTCACGACCGCTGCCATCAATTGCTGCTCAACGCTGATCACTTCCTTGCAAGCCTCCCCTGTATCGCGCGGCGCCATTCAGTAACCAGACGATCGCGCATGAAATCGCGCAAGCTCGTGTGGATCGTGTTGAAGACCACGCCAACCCTCGGCCCGAACAGCGGACGGATCGGCGAATCCCGCCCGGCACCAGTACGGATGAACGGCAAATTACTACGCGGTATCGAAAACGCGGGCTTGATAAGTTGTTGCCCCAATCCCTTCCAAACGCGAACCCGGTAGCCAGCCGATCGCTGCCCGCTGCGAACGAACCTCCCCCGAAAAGCCCCAAGAGTTGGAGAGGATTCCCGCTCTTGATTTCGAACGAGCAAAGAATCCCGCGTCGTTTTGAGCTGCTTCTTGATCCTCGCCGAGGGCAGGTTGAGCACCAAAGCCGTGTCGCGCACAGCCCGCGCCTGACCAGACCTGAGCGCCTTTCTCGTGGCCCCCGGCACGACGGATGCCGAGAGCTTGCCGAGGTCTCTAAGCTTCCTGGCGGTCTTGTCGGTGCCCGTAATCGTAACCTGCATCAGATCGCCTTGAGCGCTACGCTGATCGAATAGCCATCATCGTCAACAATGGAGAAAAACTCGTAGTGACCAGCAAGCCTTCCGGACTGCACTTCAATCAGATCATTAGGGGCCGGGCGTCGGCCTAGATCAGCCAATTGAGCTTTCACCACCACCAGCGCTTCGCCCCCTCTGGTCTCGATCGTCTCGTAGTCCGAATCCGCTACCAAGACGAGCTGGACATCTTGGTGGGCTTCGCTGCGCCAAGTGGCTTGATCGCCGAACACGGATTCGACCTCCGACCATATGTCCGCAGCGTGCCCGTCGAACTCCGACATGGTTAGGTCGCAGATCGCTCGATGTACGAGAAGCTCTCCCCATGACGCACGCCTACATCAACGTACATCATCCCAATCAGCCGAACTTCATTGAAGGAGGCGCGAGTAAAGGGGTCTGCCGTCATGTCCAGAGCACCCCACATCGCCATTATCAGATCACGCCAGTTGCCGAACCAATACTGCAGGTCCGTGATTTGATTGCTGACGCCAACGCCATAGCCGTTAACGGTGTTGTTCGGCTCCCAGATTGGGGTGTCGCCATTGGTGAATTTCGCTTGCGTTTTGCAGTGCCCTCGGCCAGTAGCCGGCATTGCATAGCCGAGATTCCCGACCGCCGCATTTGCACTCGCGACCGCAGTCTCCAGCTCAACAATTTCAGACCAACTCGGTCCGGGGTTGGCCAGAAGATAATCGGTTAGCTTGGTGACGCCTGTCTGTCCAATAACTCCGGTTGGCTGGCTGTTTGTGCCCGATCCGTACAATGCCGCGCGGTCATACTCCAGCGCCATCGTCTCAACCATGTCGCCTCGATAGATCGCGTCTACGCTGGGATCGGTCTGAACAATCAACTGCTTGTCATAAGCGCTTTCCGTCGTGAGTCTTCGAGGGGACAACGGTACTTTGCCGGATAGAATGCTAGAGGCAGTTGTTGCGCCCCCCTCCGCCGTCCAGTACGCCGTACTCGACCCAGTCTTCTTCCGGATAGAGACGTTGCCGACCAACCCGTTCAAAATAGTCGGATTGAACTGGGCGAAAATTGATGCGTTGCGAAGGTTGTCGATAAATCCTACTGTGTCGGTGCCTACCCATTCCTGGTTTTCGCCGGCCGTTCCGGCTTGCCCAACATAGGTAAGCACATCGTTCGGCACGAGTATGCCTTCTGGCGTAATCCCCATGCGCTCGGCGGCCGCCACCGAGCATTCGAGCTCAAAGGCAGCCGCTGTCTGGTGCTTTTTCACGTCAGGGAAGGAGAGAGACCGAACAATGCGCCCCCAGGAGAATCGCTTCATCTCACGGGGAGACATCCCAATTGAGGCGCTATTCTCAGGCACGCGCTGAACAGAAGGCTCATCAGGATCATCCGCCATTTTTTTCAAAAGGTGGGCGTTAAACTCGCTTAGACCCCTCCCCTCCTTGACGAACTTCTGTGCATCACCAGCCGCATCGTGTATCCGGCCCATCTCCGTGATAGACCGAATACGATCGATTTCCTGAGTCCGAGCAGCTTCCCTTGCCTCATTGATCCGAACGCCCGAGAGCGCATCATTGACCTGGACCTGCGCCGCCGCATCTTGAGTCCCGGTGTTTTCTAGAATTTCTGGCATCATTTTGTCCTCAAGATGCAGTTCGAAATTTCGCCCGATCGTTTGCATGATCCTGGCGTCCACGTTGCGGGGGATTGTCGCAAGAGAAGCCTCAAGCGGTTCCCAATCGGTCACAGTAAGCACAACCGAACCGTCGTCCCTTTCCTCAGGAACAATTGTGTATGGCTCAGCCCCCACCGACAGCTTGCTTCTGGTCTTTTCCTTGACCATCATCGCTTCCCGTCGACCCTCTTCGTTCCCGGAGAGCTGGAAATCAATGAAAATCTGGTTATTGGTCAATGTCGACGCAACAACGTGTCCAGCGAGGCGGTCCGCGTCATGATTGACGATCATCGGAGCACCATCTTTGAGGCGGCCCATTCGGACAGCCCCGTCAGAATGGTCGAGCACAACCTTTACCTTGCGCCCGCCCATCAAAAAATCCACCGGCTTCGAAGAAGACAACGTCGCCGAATAAACGTGATCTGGCCCTGGAACTTCATCGCCCGCTTCGGGTACCGATGTGCTGTCAATCGAGCCGTCGAAATAGAGCATGTTATCTGTCGGCATCGTCGTCCACCTCAATTTCTGCTGATCCTGGCTCTGGCTCTCCTACCCCAAGATCTGACATGATCTTTCCTTCCTTGGCGATTTCCTCCCACGTATCAGCAGGATCTCGGTTCATCTCCCGCATGTGCTGCGCCCGGCTCTTGACGCCCATCTCTATCTCCATCTTCGATGCCGTCACGTCGTGCACAGGCTGGATTGGGGCCCATGTGCGATTCTGCCAGCTATGCTCCGTAATGTCTTCGAATTGCTCTGGATATTGCGTTGGATTAAAGAAGACAGACCCTTGCTTGGTGGCCTGGAGCGAGAAAAACCGCTCGATCAACGGGTCACAAAATGTTCGATTGACAAAGAGTTGCCGTGATTTCCAGGTTTCTCGATCCTCCATTACTCCCGCTCTGATACTGCTGAAATTGACCCCCGTGCGGTCGTTCGCTATGGACTCGTACGACACGTCGAGACCAGCCGATGCCCCGCGAAGGTTTCTTTCCGAGAATGCACCGTACTCGTTGTTCGGGTAGGTTGGGTCCCATCCGATTGGCTCTACTCCAGGCGGAAGCTCCTCCGTAGCCCCTGGAACCATTTTCTGGACCTTGTATCCGTTGGGCCATTTGTCCCCATCGGCCTTCGAGTATTGACCCTCTCCGTCAGGGGTCTTGAAGAAAACCATCTTCCCAGCCCCCCACCTGGCATTGACGAGCGCGGCTTCATCATACTTTTCCATCTGCCAAGTGCGGGGGATCGCCGTTACCGTCCAGGGAATGCCGCGGAGTTGACCCACGTATTCACGATCAAACACATGCAGCATGTTTTTCGCGGGCACCCTGATAATCTTCGAAGGACGCTCGGGGTCTTGTATTCCGCTGTAAATCCCATATCCGTAATTTGGCGATATGTGGTAAGCAACTCGTCGGCCTTGACGGTCAAGCTCGATCCCGAATCGAACGATGTTCCCGTTTCGAAGCTGCCTGAAATCGCTAACATTTATCAGTTCTGCGTCGATTAGCTGGACGGATAACCCCCAGGGCCCCGCATCACGTCCGGTACGTATTCTCGCAAAAACCTCCCCATCGATTGGGAGGGTCGTCATGATCGTTGACAGTAATTCAGGCCACTCCTGTTCTCCGTAAAAATCAACCCCCCTTTTCAGCCAACGATTTACCTCGCGCTCAACCCGTTTGCCGAGATCGATGTCCAGCTTCCCGTCAGCCGACCTTGCATGGCTCTGAAATCCCATACCCTCCGGCCCTGCAACATTCGACCGGACGAGCCTGGTGTATCTCTTGATGTAATCGGATGCGCCGTACTGTTGCCGGGACCGGGCTCTGATCGCCGTCAGTTCCTGGAAGATGATTTGGCTCGGGGATTGCGGAACGGTGTTCCAACTAGACGTCGTGCTGGTGATTTGGCCAGCGGGGAAGGACGCCTTTATTGTTGGCAATCCCTCAGCCTCGTTCCTCTTCGGCTGGTAAACGGCTGGCGAGGGCATCAATAGCGACGCCAGGTTTTCCATGAACCTCATCAGAATATCCCCACGGTTACTGCGGAATCTTCTCCCGCCGCTACCCGCTGGCGTTTTACTTTGTTAGAGAAGTATTGGTGCGCCTTCAGCAGATCTTCCCATGTCATTCGGTCCAGTGACTGACCGCCGACCGATATCTTCGATTGATCCCTGCTCGCTTTTCCTTCCATGACCGCAGAGATCGCATCGAGGGTTACCTGAGAAGACGTTCGCGTCTCCACCTGGGCATTCAGGGAGGGGATTACTTCAATGGGGGCCGAGCCAACCGTGTAGTTCTGGGGGGCACTGGCTACGCGTGCTTGCCAGCGATACTGACCAGCAAGGAATAGTTGGCTTTCATCAGCGGTGATCGTTACCAGATGGCTCCCGTCGGGCTGCCCAACGGCGATGACCTCCCTGCTGTCATCGGCACGGGAAAAGAAGTAGCTCAGTACCCACCCTTCGGTGCTCGGGTATTCATCGAACGACTCCGACCAGCTTACCGTATCGCCTTGCCAGAAGCTTCTCGGCTCGTTCACCATCCGCCCCCAATGCCTTGTCCCCAATCAGATCCAGGCTGTACGAGAGGCGAGGAGTCCTGCTGCTGGGGGACTGGTTCAGCAATAGGACCCCTCCTTGACCGTCTTCTCCGAATGCCCGCGCTATAAGCCATCACGTAGTTCATCGCCTCGCAATCAAGATAATGGTTATCTTTGCGCAATTGCTTGAACACCACCTCCCCAGATGGTTTGGTCATCTTGTATTCGGCAAGAATCTCATTGAAGTAGTTCTCAGGAACATCTCTAGGGACCATCAATGCTCCGGGCTCTGATTGCTCGTACATGATGTGGCTGTGGACAAAATCCTTGGCCACATTGGAGTTGAATACGCCAAGTGTAGCACCATGCTTGACAACTTTACCACGTATATCAACATCTACCGGCTTTGTAGCGTACAGCTTTTTCTGATTATTGCTGCCCATGACCGGGTGAACAATACCTCGATTCAGGCGCGCGAATTCATAGGTGTTGTTCGGCCGATAGCCTGCGTCAACAGCAATGCGGCGCAATGGCATGCCCCCAAAATCAGCTTCATCAATGTACTCTTGCAGATCGCGCCAGGCGTTCGGATAATCCGTATTCCCAAAAATCAGCCCAGCATCGAGCATCCAAGAAGTGTAGTCCGGCGCCCAGCCTCGAACGATGTAGATGAACCTGTTTGCGCTCACGTCAGCGGCCATCGTAAGCACCGTGACTCGCTCATCTACCTCCATCATCCCGTAATCCGCCATACATGCCTTGATCCCTACATCGCTGATCGTCTGCTTGTCTTTCTGGTATAGCTCCCCACCTTCCACATTCATGAAGGCCTGAAGTGCGCCGGGCGTGCGCCGCTCATCGATCTTCGCGTTTACGTAATTGTGGGCGCGCTCCGCCCAGTCTATCCAATTAGAGACCAACCCGGAAACCCAGCTACTGAAAATCAGATTGGGGGCTTCCTCCCCAACGACAGCCCCCTTGACAACGCGCTGCCCAGGCGCTACGTGAACCCCGTCCAGGTTCATCGTCGCCACACTGGAGTAGTAAATCTTCTCCTCGCATGAAGGACAAATCATGTGGGCGTTGTCTGCGGCCTCATTAGGGTCTTCTGTGTTACCCCATCGCAGTAGCCGTAATCGAGGCACGAAAAAGGTTTCACAATGCACGCAAGGCCACGCCCATTCGTGCCGCGTACCCTTCTGCCACAGCAGCCACGTGGGCGATTCAATTTCATCGTCAGGGTTGACAACCCAATGTTCTAGGCCAGTGTCTTCCCGTACGGCACTTCGAATCGATCCCTTTAGTGGGGAACTCGTTACCACGCACATCCTGTCCGGGTAGCTGGCAGAGCGAGCGTTAGCCACGTCGACGACGTCGCCCTCGGCAGTAATCTGTGGGATCGCATCGCGCTCATCAATCAAAATCAACGGCGCGCTGTAGCTCCTGGCCTGAGCCTTAGAACCCAACCAACCGATGCCGCAACGCTGTCCGTTGATGATCTTCTCGAATATGGTGTCGTCGTGACCGCCCTTGAGCCCGTCTTTTAGCGCCTTGACGCTCTCTATCATTGGCTCCAGGCGGAACTTGGATATTCCTCGCCCGAGCGTTTTGGTCGGGGCATAGAAGATGACAGGGGCAGGATCGATTGACAGGCGCCACCCCAAGAGGTTCATGAGAACACCGTCTGTCTTGGCTAGCTGAGAGCCGCAGCAGAAAATTACTTTGTTGTGCCGGATTGAGGATGCCCGATCCAGAATCTCTCGAATCCAAGGGGCTCTGCTAGTACGATATGGCCCAGGCTCAGAGTTGCCGCTGGGTAAGCTCCTATCTTTCTCCGCCCACTTCCACGGGCTTATCCTCTCCTGGACATGGAGCAGATGTGTCTGTCTTTTGATCGCCTCTCGTACTCGAGTCATTTTCTTCGTGCCCGTTCTCACCAGTCACTGAACGCTCAAAAGATCGTTCTGTTTCTTCTGCATCCTCTTCTATATCGCAAAAATTAACCACCAGATCGGACAGCGCGTCCATCGTTTGACGACCTTCATTATATAGAATTTGGCGCACTAAAGATCGATCCGACTCGTTGGCTAGCTCAGAAGAAAGACGCCCAGCCTGGTCCATGACGGATTTTCTAAGCAACACGAACAACTCTCGGATCGTGCTCTCAACGTCTTCAAGAGGCACAAGCGAGTCCGCCAACTTCTGAACAAGTAGCTCTCGGTGATCCGCCTGCGCCTTCGTCAAACGCGCCTTCTCATCGTTTGTGCCCGCGAACAACCGCTCCCTGGCAGCCACCAACTTCTTTGCCTCTTCATCGATCAGCCATGAAATCGCGGAGGGGACATGTATCTTCGTCGGTTCACCGCTCTGCTTGGTCTTGACAACAGGCATACCATTCGTGATATGGATATACATCGCGCTGATATTAATGCCCATGAGTAGCGACAGCTCCCTGACACTTACCACGACATTAAGCTTCTTTTGCGTTATGCCAACCAAAGCCTTTTACCTAAATCAGATCAACGACCAGGCCCGCCCGTGGACGAGCCTGGAACATTATGGACTAAAAAATTGCGCAGTTACAGGGTTACGGTCAGCCCTTCCTCGCAAACTTCAGAGGCAGGATCTGTAGGGAAAAAGAACCCTAGCTGTCGGACAGATGCCCTGAAAGTGCCACGAAGGTCCCGGTCGACGTCGCAGATCTGAATGCGACGATCAACGCTCGTGCAATCAGAAACCAGTTGGTCCCCAATCAACAGACGTGCCGGATCAATCCCGTCGCCATCTTCGGCTGCGCGCTGCTCAGTGAACACAGCAATGGTGTCGTCATCACCGCATTCTTCGATGGACGCCCGGCCGGCGTCATTGCATCGAATGACCGCAGATATATCCAGGCAATTATCTACGATCGGGGTCGCTGTAAGGGTGTCATTTGCAAATGACGAACAGGAAATAGCCGCTAAGACTGCTAAAAACACTAGTTTGCCCATCTTCTCTCTCCTTTGGTGTCGCCGATCCGATATTGGAAAGGCGAATAGTATCAATCAAATAGATTACTCAATCCCAATCTATACAAGAAAACTTCGAGAAACATTCAGGGGATTCGTTCACCACATCGATCGAAATTTTAAATACATTACTTTCTTTCTCATATGGTCTGGTAAGAATCGGCTCATGCGAAGAGTATACGAGTGAAATCTTTGAAAAATCCCCTAGCAATGACCACCGAACAGGTATGTACCTGAACGATCTCACCGACGTCCCACCAGAACCACCAAGATTACCTTCAACGAGCAGCTTGTCCGCAACAGAAGGAATGCAGAAAAAGGTTTTACTATCGTCCCCCTCAACAATCTCACCTATCATCGCCCCCGTTAGGGATCGATGATCCCCTCTAACCGCAGCGATTCGATCGTCATCAATAATCGATTGCATGATGCACCGATCCAACGATGCTGCTGCACGGTTTGCAACCTCTTCCATGGTAGCCTGAATGATTTCGTCGGCAGATTCTCCAGACACCAAAACTACAGTCGGACCATCCAGAAATACTTCTACAGGATCTACATCAAATTCTGATTTGGTTTCGTGGTAGCGATTGCTCGACACGAAATTGGCGCCGGCTTTGCAAACACTCATCCTCGACTCAAGATCAAGGAACGTAATGCTTTCCAAGTAACCTTGCATCATCTCGGTTTCCTCGTTCAAATTTCCGGTTGCGCTGCCATAAGGCGTTCGTCAACCGATTATACCTTCCAGAGCATGCTTTGTAAGCTGTTGATTTTATTGGGAATGATATTCAGCCGTCGATCTCGATATCGAATTTGAGCGAAAAGCGCGGCTCCGCTAGCAG